TATATGTGATATTCTGTGGGGTGATAAACATAAGGGGATATTTTACATCATCCACCTTTTCGTTTTTTCTTGAAAAATCAACAAGATTACCAAAACCATAATTGTTAATTTGTTTATGATATTTGGCGAACTTGAATAGTTCATCAATTACTGAATTAAAAGTCATTTCAGGATAAGTCATCGTCTTATTTGTTTTTGTCTGGCTTTCTTTATTGCGTTCATTTCTCTTGTTCGCTTGTCTTTATAATATGATAAATAATTAAAACACCTTGAAGTAGAATATTTTAATATCTCGTCAATTTTTGTTATATCATCATTCGCCAACAACATCAGTTGGGTTTGATAAAATCTTGCGGTAATTTCCCAATTAGCCAAGTCGGGAGTTTCCTCTTCATATATTCTACTACCTTCATTCTCTTCCTCATCTTGATGTTCTTCCGCTTCAAAATATGTATCGTATCTTTTGTATATTGATTTGTAAATCTCAAAAAAAAAACAGAAGCACCAGCAACATAATCAAAGGGGAGTTCCAAAAACTCTTCTGACCTTTTGATACAATCTTCCGTATCGTAAGGTTCAAGTATGTATTTTTTTCCTATCTGTGCTTTAATAGGTCTGTAATATAACGCAACAATCTTATTGAGGTTTTCTTTGAACCCCATACTGATAAAGGTTTCTAAATCTATCCATCCACCAAAGTTAAGTTTTGTTAAATCTGTTTCCAACCCATATAACTTATCTTTAAACTCAAAGGTTGCTCTAACAGATTTACCCCTATCGTTCATCTTTTCTTTTAAGATTTTATTAACAATATATAACGACCTTTTGTCGTCAATCTTCTTAATAACTTTCTCTGGTATTCCCGTTATTAACTCCATCAGTTTGGGGGTGGTTAAATCGTCCTTATTCATCTTCTGTAAGGTCATATACTCCCCAAGAGTTAATTGTGGATTTATGGTGTATTTCTCTCCGTCTATTGTGAGTTTAATGTCGTTCATATCTTATTCCAAGTTTTTCCTTTTATACAATTACTAATTGTTGTCTTCGCAACATCAAACATCGCTGCCAGTTGTGAATAACTATAAATATTTTTTTTATACAAATCTCTTATCTCTTCTGCTAATTCCATATTGAGTTTGTTATATTCCCTCCTTCTACAATTAAACGCATTTGTGGTTAGTCGTAGGTTCTCCAATCTATTATCCAACTTATCGTTGTTAATATGGTCTATAGTCATCTTATCTGGTATGGGTTCATTAAAGTATTCATATACGAACCTATGGACTGATTGTGCGTGTGCCTTACCATCATAATACATCTTGAAGTAATAATACCCCGATGGGTTTATCCAACATTTCATTTGTCTTCCATTCTCGTTATATACATAACCTTCTTTTGTGGCATAATAAGTCATACTAAAGCATATTTTCCTCTGTTTATTGATTTCGGGTGTAATTCCATTTCTACTGCGTAGCGAAGTGCGTCTATACTATGATTGTTTCTGTCCTCTGGTATTCCAAGTATTCTACCATCTTTATCTGTCTTATATTTGTAGGAGTTAAACTCTTTTAATATATTTGGACTATCTACAATATGTATATAGTGTCTTTTAAGTAATTGAAGACCATATTCTATTGTTGTCTTCTTTGTTGGTTTGATATTAAACCCGCTCCTTCTAATTTCTTCTATGGCTGCTGGTTGGGAACTATCAGCCCATATATTATCTGTTCTATCCATCTGTAATTCACTCATACGATATATTAAATCACTAATGGTTAAATTACTTTCATATATCAATTCTTTAAAATATAAATGTTCTCCGTCTTTATATACTGATACTAATGCGTTCGCATCAACAAATCCAAAATCTAATCCATATCCCAATAACTTTGCTGTTGGTGGTATTGTTTGTTCTTCTGTAAATGTTGTGAATACCAACTCTCTCGCAATTCCCCTTTCACCTAATGTGAATACTCTGTAAAGGTTTTCATCTTTGTCTTTTAGTGCTTCTATTTCATCTATTACTGCCTGTTGTAAAAAGACATTATCCTTGTATGTCGTTTTGAACCAATAACAAGTTTCTTTCTCCTCTTCTTCATATATCCAACTATCTATATCACTTGGGTTATAATCTATAATAATCTTCTCTCTTGTTCTTATTGCCAGTTGTGTATATTCGTCTCTGTGTAATTCGTTTGCTTCATTTATAAAACAAATATCTCTGGAACGACCACGAAGTTTTTGTTCGTCTTCACTATTAAGGAACTCTATTGTGTTATTGTTTAGTGTATAATACATCTCCTGTCGTCTTAAATCATTTGGATTGTATCTCCCGAACATTTCCAACACTTCAATAAAATCTTTCATTACAGACCCCTTTAATGATGGATAGTTTTTTCTAACGATTGATATTGTTTTGTTTTTATTTCTTAAACAATATACTACCAACCATATACAGATGTTAAATGTCTTACCACTTCTTGAACCACCACGACAACTAATCATTCTGTAGTTGTCTATGTTGTTTTCAATTTCCTCAAACACTCTCGTAGTTTTTATATTCATCGTTCATATAATATAACCATAAATATCTAAAAGAAAAGAAAAGTCCCCGTTTTAGAGGACTTTTTTTCTCATCATCTTATACCACTCTTCAAATCCATCAGGGACTTTGTTTGACTTAATTATATTGTCTTTAGCCCATAATGGTTGGAAGTTAGTGTAGTGATTGAAGATATACATATCTTCTTCTGTCTGTGCGAGTGATACAGGATAATAATGGTCGTAATGCCATTCTCCGTGATTATCCCAAGTCATACCATCTACAAATTGATTTTCAATATGTTTTTTTAATGTCTTCCAATCACATTTTAAGTAATTATAAGTTTTAGATTTTTTACTCCAACCTTTTTTCTTAAAAGAAGAAATTAAAATGTTTCTAAAATTATGTGTTAATTTAAATATCTTATCCTTTTTTTTTCTTTGTTTTTGATATTGATTACTATATTCGCACATCCTTTTTTTATTTTTTCTAAAATAAACTATTTTATTTTTTAATAATTCATCGCGATTATCATAATAATATTCTTTTTGTTTTTTTAATAATTCATCGCGATTATCATAATAATATTCTTTTTGTTTTTTTATTATTTTCTCTTTATTATTATAATAATACTCTTTTTGTTTTTTTCTGGTTTCTAATTTTTTGTTTTTGTATGATTTCTTTCTATCTTCATTAATACATAATTTACAACGAGAAGTTAAAGAATTTTTTTGTTTATAAAAATATTCACTCGTCAAGGGTTTCTCCTCCCCACACTTACTACACTTCTTATATGTGATTTCTTGTTCCATACCCCAAATATACAACAAATATTTTAATTCACAAAATAAATCCCCCAACCTCGTTAGGTCAGGGGATTAAAAAATAAATCAATTAAAAAAAATATATTAAATATGGCAGATACTAAAATCTAATAATAAATATCACTGACTTTCCTTATCTTCATTATCTTCTATCTCTGGTCTGATAATTTGGATTTTGATTTTATCATCAACCTTGTTAATCTTTTCACCATCGGTTGTAATATCAACATTAACCTTCCAACTATCTCTATATACATTAGACATATAATATTTGAAGAATTGACTATTTAATTTTTGACTTGTTCCTTCTTCCCAAGCCTGTCTTCCTTTTTCTTGCCACCATTCTTCACTAAAGGACATTGCCATATTAACAACCTTTTTTAACTTTGGGTCTCTATCCATAAGTTTATAAAATACATCTCTTGAGATGTTAAGGTAGTTGGCAAAGTTTGTTTTATTCTTTCCAACCTTCCCCAAGTTGATAATATCATCAGCCCAAGTTTCAGGCACCTTACCTCTTTCAACCAACCAGTCCATATTCACATAAGTTGGTCTATGAGGAGGATTTGGTTGGTTCTGTTCCATTATTTCTCTTCTTCGGTATTACTACCCTCAAACTTTATTTTGTTGTAATACGACCATCCAAACGCAATCATAGTCATAACAGCACCAACAAGTTCTGTTAATGCGCTTTCATCTATAACACCTTTCGTCACCAGAACACCTGCTCCAAACGACAAAATATGTCTTATCAATCCGTAAATCTTTTCGTTCATCTTAAATTAGTTTTTTAAGTTTATTATATATAAATACTCCCTCTGTTGAATTGTTTAAGGGGTATATATCGTGGAAATGAATATTGAGAGTTTGTTTCTCATCAAATGTTAATTCATCATATGTTTTGTCTCCAATATTTTCCATCCAATATGTTTTCATCTTTGGGATATATGAATGTTGAATTGTTGGTGGTTGTGTAGTTCTTTTACAATTACAGGGTCTCCGCATTCTTAATTATTTTTAACATATTGTTTATTGCTTCACACATCATATAGTTTTCCAATTCTTTTGCGAATTCAAGTTCATTTAACAATATCTCTTCTATCACCTCATCCATAACATCACCCATAATATTACTATCTTCCTTCATTAACTTTAAACACCTTCTGGCACTCTCATACCTTTCATCTTCGGTCATCTTAAAGTATTCCTGTTCTTTGATGTTGTATATATCCATATCTATAAATATGTTAATGTAATAAAAAATCCCCGATGCTTAAGTTTGGGACTTCATCGGGGATTGTGGTTTGTAGTAAAACTACGGAGCATATATTATGATAATATTAGTTATTTTTTTCCAATAAGTCAATTTTATCTTTGAGTTCTTTTATCATTTTCTCATAACCCTCACACTTTTCAGTTAATCGTTTGATTTCTTCATCATAACGCTCTTTCATATCCAATATAACCTGATTGTATGCTTTCAAACTTTCGTTGAGGTTTGTTATGTATAATGCTTCCTCATTCTTCTTTCTTTTGTAATTACCACCCATATAGCCCAATAATGTAGTTAAAACGGGAATAACATAAGTTAAAAATTGTTCCATAGTTATTATCTTTTCTTATAAAGATAAATATATCAAATCATTTTGTTTTTAATCATACCCCAATTCATTTTTGATTTTAAGTTTCTTACATCAAGAAACTTTTTTGATATATCTGCGAAATCGTTTGCGTGATGTTTATAAGCCATTTGATATAACATAGTTGCGGTAAAATCTATTGGATTAAGTTTTTCCCTTATTTCAACTTTATCTCCTAATATACTTCCTTTGTAGTAAATGGAATATATTTCATTAAGAAATGTTTTCCACTCACTCTTTGGTATAATAACAGATACTAAATTACCAACTAAATAATGGTTATTATCTTCATCTATGTAGTTTATTATATAATCAGGATTAAATAATGTTTCTTCATCTATAATCAACTTTGGTGTGATTATATTAGTTTCTAATACTCTGTTTAATTCGTCCATAATTTTTACTTTTTAATTTATTTTAATACTCCAATATTACGAAGGAAATCTTCGTTTTCCAAAGTTTCTTTGGATTTAGTTTTACCATCTATAACTTGTAATCCTTCGTATTTATTTCTCTTTGGTTTCATTTTAGTCCAAGGCTCTTCCCTGAAGTAATTACCTATCTGTTTGATATATTGATGTTCTGTATTCTTAATATAAACCTTGAGGTGTCTAAACACTTTCTGTTTATCCTCTTGAGTTAATGTATTCCATTTTGATATTGCTGATATTTCATCATTCAATTTATCCTTTGGATATAATCTAACTAACTTCTCCCATCCTCCTTCATCGTGAGTGAGGGAGGAACTGGTGGCCGACAACTCTTCAAGAGTTGTCCCACCTTCCTCCTCACTCGTTGTTGTTTTTATTTTATTAATTACTTTCTTTGTGCTGTTGATTTCAACATCACTAGTCGTGTTGATTTCAACATCACTAGTCAGGCGATAGTTGAATAAATCTAACAAAACCCCCTCAACGATGGTATAATAGTTTTTAGCAGGATTACCTTTTTTCTCAACTAATAATATTCCTTTATCTTGTAAAACTTTCATAGATTTTCTCCACTGATGGTCTGTTATACCTGTTTCTTTCATTATCCTTTCTTTTTGTTGATAGAATGGTTGGTCTAACATATCAGCACAATCTATAAGATGTGTTAATAACAAACTAGTTTCTATCCCAAGATTTGATGTAAGTTGCTTATTGATTATCCAATAAGAAGATTGACTTAATAGTTTTTTTAACATTACTTTTGATTATTAATATGTTCCATAATTAGTTTATCAAGGGTAAATCCCATCTTTAACCCATTATTTTTACAATAGGTTTTAAAATCACTCAATACATTTGGTGATACATAAATCGGTTTTCTTTCTTTCCAATCGCTCATTTTTAATATTTTTTATTGGTTTATAACAATAAATACTCCATACAAACAAAAAAGTCAAATTATTTGAAACTTTTTTTTATTCAACTATATTTATGATTATGGTAATTTTATCATATCTAATATTTATTATTATGGCAAGACCTTTTGAAACAAAGAAAAGAATAATGGGAGAGAACGGACTATGGTATTACAGATGTGTAAAATGTAATACCTACAAACCTGAAACAGATATGGGTAAGAACTCTTCCAAGTCATTTAAGATTGATGGGTATTGTCTTGAATGTAAAAAGAAAAACAGAAGTAGTAAGAAGAGAAGTATTATGACCCAAAAGAATAAAGAGTATGGAACATCTTGGGTTGAACCTACTGGTCGTCATTTAAATCTAAAATATCATAAACTTCAAGATGATAGAGAAATGGAACAATACCTTATCAGAATGGGATATGATTTGGAACAACCAATATGGGAACAATTTGGAAAACGAGTAGAGGACAGATACGGGGTTAAATTGGAGTTTGATGATATACCATACTACGAAAGGGAAGATAATTAAAATAAACCACCTTAAAATCAGTTTTAAGATATGCCAATAGAACCAAAGTCAGGAGAAGACAAAGCAACATTCATAAGTCGTTGTATCTCCACAGAAAGAAAAGCAGGAAAACCAGCAGACCAAGCAGCCGCCATTTGTTATTCAAAGTGGAAAAATAAGTGATAAAGTATTCAACAAGATTGGTTATATTAACCAAGAACAGAGCATACAAAATACCTTTGAGTTATAGGGGTTATTTACAAGGTAAGAACGAAAGAAAAGTATGGAATGAATACAGACATACCAATCTATTAGTTCCTCTGTTATACGAGAGATATGGGGTCGTAATACAAGAAAGAGTTGAACCAGTCCAAAGTATAAACAAATCAGTAGTTCAACTAATCAAAACACTTATACCACAATTTCAATTTGATAATTGTGATTTACATAATAAGGATAATTGGGGGTTATACAAGGGACAACTCCGTTTATTAGATTATGGTATTGATGAAAAAATAAGTAAGATGTATTGACTTATATTCATATCGTTCCTATATTTGTGATATAAATAATCATTAAAAAAGGAGCAATATGAAAAACAACACGGGAACATCTATCGCAAGACAATCACAACTCAAACTCGTAAGTGAGTGGAGTAAAGATTGTGGGGTATGTCTATCACTTAAGGATATGGTCGCAATAACAAATGTTATGGTGGATTATGTTGAAAATGGATATTCCAAAGAACTTGGAACACGACTTGAAAGTATTGATACATACATTAACACATTAAAGAAAAAATAAAATGGGAACAATACATTCGTATAACACATTCTTAAGGGTCGTAAATGACCCCGAACAGATGACTAAAAGAAAAGAGTTATTGGAAGTATTCAAAGTAAAAGACAGAACCTTATATGAAGTTGAAGCATTATTACCACACTTTAGACCAGGAACATTAAGCGCACGATGGAGTGAGTTATTGGATTTTGGAATGATTAAAGAAGTAAGAGAAGGTATATATTCTTATGTTGAAGATGAGACGGAACAAAAAGAATTGTTATTGAAAAGACAAAAACAGAAAAGAGATAAGTGGGAAAAGTTGGGTTATGAAGAAGGTTGGTTTGATTTATGGAAATTTGAAAATGGATATATGAAAGATGGAAAATGAAAGAAAGATTGCTTGGGCTCGGTATGTTGAAATAATGTATGAGAAATACCATCAGGAGAGAGAGAAAGAGGATATATACATAACCGATGGATATGGGAACTAAAAAAGTTCCCATTTTTTTTGGTGGTTAAAGAAAAAGGCTTATCTTTGTGATATGAAAAACAAAAACACTATGACTTACACATTCAAAAAACGGATTACCGACAAATACGCAACCAAGACCTTATCTGTAGAAGAATGGATTGATGGAGACCAACGATTTCAACGAGTAGAACTTCTACCAAAAGGTGCTCGTAGTGGTGAAAATAAAGGTCTATTACTGGCTTACGGCGTAAGTCCAAAAGAAAAACGCACTTACAACCTTCAAAGTATTATTGAATGGAATAAAGCGGATATTTGGAGTTAATTAAAAAAGGGGAACTTAATTGTTCCCCTTATCAAACCCCCCACAAAATAACCATTCATCTCTACAATAACCACTTGGAGTATCAAAGACAATTCCTGTAGAATATGTGCTTCTATCAGGTTCTGTCTCACCAGGATTTTCTCTGTCGTATTCAGGATATAACGATGTGTTATTATTCAACCACATCTTCAACTTCTCTGTATAGAAATCGGCAGTATGTTTGGAGCCACTCTTAATCGTTTTAAAGGTCGCCAAATCAACTGAAGCACCTTGTTCGGTGTTATTACTCACCAGACCAGCATTAGCGTATTCTACCAACGCAAAATCAAGTGAGATGTAATATGCGTTCCACATACAACAAGGGACGATGTAATTATCCAATAGGTTCTTGTAATTTACATTACCCGATAAAGATATATCACCTGAAGAGACAAGTTCCATCATCTTCTCATATAGAGATTGTCCCAAGGCTTCTTTGGCAACTATGTCTTGTGCTATACGAATAGCGGATACTAATTTACCACTATCCACATTTTGATTGACGGGTGTATATTCTTTTAACTTCTGTTCTGATACGAAATATGCTGTAATCATAATATTTGATTTTGTATTATATCAAGATTTATTTGTTCGTTGGGGTATAACAACTTAATCAAAGGCTCCATTTGAACTACCATCTCCATCTGTAAAGGTTTGATGGTTGTATTTAAGAACACTTGGAACGATTGGTTAATCTCATCGGCGTTAGACCCAAGACCACCCCCGTTATTCAATCCAATTAATAATCCTGAAGTTATTTTGTGTCCCGACAAGATTTGTCTTTGGACTAATTCAAATATCTCTGTATAATATCCATCGTGAGTATTTGTGGGGATTTGTGTGATTGTTGGTGCCAGTTCTGCTCCATCACTAAAACTTACCATCGTCTTGCCAGCACCTTCGGCTCCTGAAAATCTCTCTTCAATCTTTGCCAACATCGTTCTTTGTTCGTTGTCGCTGTCTGGTATTCCGTTGTTAAAATTAACCCATAGACCAGGTAATCCACCATTTAAGATATTAGATAAATGGAATAATGTTATTTGATGAGCCAATCTAATATCGTTAATAACTGACATATAGTCAGGAGAACCATAATAGTTATAACCCGGTGCGTAATTCTTGATATGGAAGATTTGTCTGTTGTTTTGATTGTTCGGGTCTAATTTATTGAACTCAATAATCTTTTTATTTCTGTGGTCTTCCCAATTTTCACAATAATAATAAGTGTCTTGTTCGGCATCTATACTATCCTTCTTTTGAACCCTTACAGACGACGAGGGAAGGACATAAATACCATTTAGACCCTCTGTCCTATCAGCAGACCATACACACTCCACAAAGACATTTCCTGTCGTTATATACTCTGTGGCGAACTCCATAAAGAACTCATTTAACTCTTGAGTTGAGTTCGCAAGTTTATTACCATCTACGAACCCCTGACCTATTGAGTTTCTCACTTTTGCGTTAATACAAGCGTTATGTGTGGGGTTATAGTCAATATAGTCATATAGAGTTTCAGGGAAGTTGTTTTCACTTCCCCAATTTACCCAATCTTGATTTCTAACCACCTTCTCTTCAAAGCGATTAACACTATCTATTTTTCTACCGAATGCTTGGAATTGTGTATCTTTCATATCTTATAAATATTATACTGCTGCGAAATTACCAATTTCTGTTAATACTAACCCACCATTTATTACAAATCCTCTATAGAAGTTCCAAGAATTATTATTTGGATTGGGTAGATTACCACCAACAGAATAGACATTTCCTCCTGATGTTAAAGTCATATTATTAACAGCATAGTTTCCATTTGAATATACCCAAAAGACAAACTCTTCACCTTCCTTTTCATTAGATAGTTCAACACTTACATTACCCGTGAGAGTGAATATAAACCACCTTCCTTGTGATAAATCAACAGAGAAAGACCCTGATACATTACCAGCATTTATAACGGGTTCTCTGATAAAATCTTCAACAGATATTTTCTTTGTTGAACCTCCATTTACAATAGCAATAACATCTTGTTCTGTTCTCGCTGTGAGTTGTGTTAATTGTGATATTTTC